CTTTGGGCGCCTCCCTCGGTGCCCGTTCGTCCCGGCCTAGCCGATCACGTGGAACCGCTCTGTCGGGTTGGGGATTTCTTCGCCGCAGTGGATCCACACGTCTAGGCGTCCGGCTTCCTGCTGCCCGCCGAAGCGGTCCTCGACGCGGAATTCGTGGCGCCCTTTGATCGCCGGCTCCACCCAGATGCGGGTGCCTAGCGGCAGCACGCTGTTGGCGACCTCGCCGAAGTGGGGCGCCGTGCCCATGGCGGTCGTGCCGCCGCCGCCGCTCGCGTCGCAGCCTTCGGTTTGGTAGTAGGTAGCCATGCCCACGTATTCGGGGCCGGTGACCTTGGGGCGGTGTGCTTCCCGCCATCGGCGCAGCCAGTGGTCTACGCGCCCATCGCACGCGCGGGTCAGGCAACCCCGGCTGTGGGCGTGGTAGACACTGCTGTGGGCGGGCATTGCGAGCGCTGCGGTAGGAATGGACAGGGCAACTACAACTAGGGCGAGTAGCCGTCTGATGGGCTCTCCTCCTTCGCTGGGGAACACCATCAGGTTGGGGCCTGTGGCGAGGATCACGCGGGCGTTAGGCCAGCGTGCTGCGCCCGTTACGGGGCGGTCCTGCGGTGCTGGCGAGGGAGTGTAGCGGCTAGGCCAGCGCCAGGCTATGCGTTTCCCCGGCGCTGATGACAGACGCCCCGAAGCCTGTAGGCACGAACGCCTCTTTATCGTCGCGCGTGCCATCTCCAATCTGCCCATAGTTCGCGCGGCCTTGTGCCCAGACTTCCCCGTCGCGGACGGCGAGGCATGTTGTGGCCCACTGGTAGCAGCCGGCGCTGATCGCAGACACCTGATCGAGCACCTTCCGCGGCGGACCGGGTTCGTCGGCACCCCACATGAACAGGTCGCCGTTCACGTCGACGGCTAGAGCACGTCCGCCTGCCCCGGCGACAGCGATGATCCCTTCAAGGCCAGGGATCAGTAACGGCTGCTTGATCGAATGGGCGATTGCAGGGGCGGCGCCGGCAGACTGGTTCTGATTGTTGTTGCCGACCATCGAAACCCGCCCGTCAGCTTTCAGGTAGAGCTTTGCGTTCCACAGGCACGCAAAGGCGACGACTTCCGTGGCGATCGTCTGCGTGACCACCAGCCGGTCGGTCAGCGTGCCGTCCCCGACCTGGGATGAGGCGTTCTCCCCCCAGCCGGCGGTGGTCCCGTCATCGAAAAGGCAGCCGCAGTGGCCGTAGCCCCCGTCGACTGCGATTACCCGTTTGCCGGCGAAGGCGGACAGGTCGGGGAACACCGGCACGGAAACTGCTTTCGGTTCTTCACGGGTGCCTCTTTCGCCGTTGGCTAACGTCCCTTCGGCGTTCGGGCCGCCGGTGACGATCCGCCCGTCGAGTGTCAGATGCACGGGATGGTTGCAGGTGCCGGCGATCTGCGCGCATGGCGGGAGCAGCGTTCTGGACGGGAACCATACCGCCGACTGGTCTTTCCAGCCCAGCAGCAGATGTCCGGCCAGCGTTGTCCCGAGCGCATAGACGGTGTTAGGGCGGGCGTCGGTCAGCGTCACGGCTCCTTGCTTCAGGAACAGCGATGAGAACGACAGCGTGTGGCACCAGGCGTTATCGGAGCCGAGGTTCGGGATTAGCGTCCATTTGAGCTTCGCCTGGCCTTCCATGGCTTTGCGCGGCCAGCCCTGCCCTAGCTCGTAGTGCCCGTCGAAGCCGCATCCGTAGGCCTTCACATCGCCACTACCTTCTGGATGTATTCGGCCAGCACCGCTTCGCTAGCACCCTCGTAGCTCTTGCCCGTCACGGCGCTGATGCGGTCTGCGCTCAGGTACGCCCAGACCTCTTCGACACGCTTGGCCATGTAGGCCGGCGTCAGGAACACGCGCCGCCCCCACGTGAGCGCGGCGATGTGCGTGCTGTCCGGCCGGCCCACGAGCGGGATGCAATGCAGGGCCACGACCTCGCCGTTCGGTTCGTCGTCCCACACGGCCGCCAGCGGGTGGCCTTCCGGGTCGAGCTTGCCTTCCGCCTCCCCGAAGGCTTCCTCGTTGGCGTTCAGGACCGCGCAGCCGATGGGCAGCCCCTCGAAATACTTGAGTGCGAACAGCAGGTGGTCGAGGTTTGTGTAGTCGACCGCCACATACATGCCGATCTTGTGCACGGTTTTGTCGGCCAGGGTCAGCCCGGTCTTCTGCGCACGCTTCAGGCGGTCGCGCACTTCAGCTCCGTCGTCGTGGGCGCCCGTCGAGGGGTTGTAGCCGGTGCTCATGTAGGCGCGGATCGCCGTCTCGGCGTTGCCTACCTTGGCCTCGGCCGCAGCTGGGTCCATGCCGGCGTCCGTCAGTGCCTCCTTCACCTCGTTGACCCAGGCGGCATACACGCAGTCGCCTGCGCCTTCCTTGGCGGCCTTCCACTTGGCCGGTAGCGCTTCGCCCGGCTGCACCGGCCCGTTGCCGTTCATGCGCCAGTTGGCGTAGGTGTTGCCGTGGCCGAAGGTTGCGCCCGCAACGGCCTGCACGGGGTCGATGCCCGCTAGGTGGTCCCCGAGCAGGAAGTCGCGGGGGTCGGGTGTCTTGGGCGTGCGCCCGTAGGAGCGGCTCACTTGCTGGACTTGATCTGCGCGTGCGCCTGGAAGTAGCGGCCTATCTGCGTGATCGCGAACGACACGACTGACAGGATCGCCGCCCATTTCGTCGGCCCATTGATCGCGACCGCCGCGTTGCCTTCTTCAAGGATCGTGATGACCACAGGGATTGCCGCCAGCCCGGCTGTCAGCCAGCCGATGACGGTTGTGATCCCGATTTGTACCGATGTCTGCATTGGTTCCTCCTATTTCGCCGCAGCCTGTAGGGCCGCGTAGACCGGCTTGTGTTTCCAGCTTTCGTCGACCAGCCCGAAGCCGTAGGTGCCCTCTTTGCGTTCCTCGTAGGCGAAGTAGGAGCAGCCGTGGATCCAGCTCGTGGCGCGGCATTTTTCGACGAACGCCGCTGTATCGCTGGCTTGGTTGGCGAGCGTGAACTTGCCGGGGCTGGGCGGACAGAACTCCGTGATCCAGATCGGCAGGCCCGTCGCGTTGTGGACTTCCCCTGCCCGCTCGAAGCTCAGGCTGGCGCCGGTCGTTTCGGTCTGGGATTCTTTGGGGTAGCAGTGGACGACCGCGCCGTCAACCACGTCTTTGAGCCCTTTCGCGGCGAGCGCGTTCGTCCAGCCCATTTTCTCGCTGCCCTGGCAGCAGGCCAGCAGCGGTGCATAGTTGCCACGGCCGTAGGCTTTGTCCATCGCCACACGCGTCGCTTCCAGACGGGCGAAGTAGGCGTCGATCGCGGCCTGTGCTGTCTGATTCGGACCCCACGGCGGTTCGTACAGCTCGTTGCCCTCCTCGATCGCGAGCGGGCCCGCCAGCTGACGTTCCACAAACCGCCCCGTCCAGGTGCCCACCGGGATGCTCGCGACCGTCATGCCGCCGTTGAAGTCGGTGATGATGACACCGCAGCCCTGTTTCTGCCAGGCCGTCAGGGCTGAGTTGGGTAGCCCCGCCGTCGAGCCCCGCGAGGTGCCGCACATCCGCACAGCCGTCACGCAGGCGGCGATATCGGGGCCGGCCTTGATCCCGTTCTTTTCGGATGTCGGCGCTAGCTGGTAGGTGTCCGCAGCCACTACCAGCGAAGAGGGTGGCGGCGGAGGTGGCGGCGGAGGTGGCGGCGGCGGGGGCGCCGGTTCGCCGACTAGCAGCCGTGGCGCCCACGTCGGCGAGCCGATCACTTTGCCGGCCGCGTCGCGCGCCCGGCCGCCAATGACTGGGTAGCCGGGCTTCGGCAGGATCGTTGCCGTTGGCGGCACCCATTCGGCCGCCTGCGAGTAGATCGTGTCGCCCGCTTCGGGTTTCGTCGTCCTGCTCCACGCAGGCTCGATGGTCACGGTGCCGGCAGGTGCCGAGGAGACTACGGCGCCGCCTTTGCCGTCCAGCCCGAACGTCAGCTGGGAGGCCGGCGGGGGTGGTGGCGGTGGAGGTGGCGGCTGTGTCGACTGCAGGACTGCAAGGATTGCCGCATCGGTGGCGACGGTCGGGCTTAGGTCCGGCCCGCCGGTCACAGCGGCAATCACGCGCGCCCACTGTTCGGTGCTGAGGTCTACGGTGCTCATGCGAACTGCCTCCCTGTGAACCTTGCCGGGTCGGGGCGCCGCGGCGTGTATCCCGCCGTGATCCAATCGCCCCACTGGTCTTGCCACCCGCAGATCGTGCCGGTGTGCGTAGCGGCCGTCCAGACGTGCGGGCGTCCGGCCACGTAGAGGTGCGCGAAGCAGTGGTGCAGTCCTTCGTTGGGGGTCGGGTCGTCGTGGACCCAAACGGTTACATGCTCGCCTATGCCGGGCAGCCCCCAGGCCTCGAAGCCCTGCGTGGCGATTGCCTCGGCGTGCCCGAGCAGACCAGCGTGCCACAGGATCGAACTGACCCACCCCGAGCAGTCAAAGCCGGCCACGGGGTTGCGTGCCGGTTCGATGCCACGTGTCGGCGGCAGGTAGCCCGCGACAGCGGCCACACCGTGGCCTCCACCCAAGACGTAGGGCTCGAGCTGCCCTGCGAGGTGGTCGGCCGCATTGTGCGCCCATTCAGCGTGCTGTAGTGCGGTTGCGCTCACGTGATCCCTTCTCGGTGCAGTTGCGCGATTTCGTGGTTGCGTGCCCGTCCTTCGGCGAACCACCGACGGCAGGTAGGGCCTACCCGCTGGCGGTGCTTGACGCGCTGCCGGCAGCCGTAGTGGGCCAGCGCATACCGCAGCGTCGAGCGGCGCCTGTAGGCCGCGTATAACCGCAGCCGCTTGTGCGCCCTGCTCTCGGGTGCCGGCGGTGTGCAGCCGTGGCTGTAGAACAGCGCCACCTCGGCGTGCCTGCGCCGCACTAGGCCCGGCAGCGTGACCCCACCGGCATGGACATACCCCAGCAGCGGGTAGGCGTTGTGCGCCCGGAAGCTGCCGGCGAGCGAGAAGATGATACCTGGCCCTAGGTTGTAGGACGCGGAGCCCATGGCGTCGACCATGCACTGGTTGTAGCTGCCGCCTATCTGCCGGATGGGGTAGAGGTAGTTGCGGTTGAGCAGGTTGCGTAGATTGGCCAGCCCGAAGGACCTGCTGATGCACCGGCCGCCGAACGTGTCGCCGAAGTCGGTTTCGCCGTAGCCGCGGGTGGAGACACGCCCGTAGGGATCCCAATACGGGCAGCTCGAGAAGCCCTCGAAGCCGGCGACGAACAGCACCCCGCGCGTCGAGACAGCCAGCCCGGCTACCGTGCGTGGCACCGCGCCGCGTGGCACCGCTGGCGCACCTTCGGGCCTGACGCCAGAGCCACCGGGACCGGGCACCTGGACGGGCAGGCAGCCGTGGCTGGGGATCGCAACCTGCCCAGGCGGGCAGGCTGGCTTGGGCTGCGGCGTCGCCTTGCCGCCCCCACAGCCAGCCAAGAGGGCGGCGCCCAACAGCACTACGAGGGCTGCGCGCATCCTTCTCATAGGCTACCGCCTATTCCACGGCCTTGCCGGACCGGCTCGAGGGCGGTGGCTGCGGCGGCACGTCGTGTAGATCGCGCACCGATTTGCCCACCTTGTCCACGCGGTCCATGACGCGATCCTCGTGCTTGGCCACGGCGGCTATGTGCTCGGCCCGCACCTTCCCGTCGTTAGGCACTTGGGGGTGGTGCAGCCGGCACAGTTTGAAGTGCCCGTGCGGGTAGCGGCCCCAGCGATGGCAGCCGGCGCGATGGCATTCGAGGTGCTTGAACAGGCCGCCCAGCAGCGTCACAAGGCCCAGCAGCGCCAGGACTTCGGTCCAGGCTTCGGTGAACGGCACGTGGGATAGAAACGCGATCACGGCGCCAACGCCGCATGGTGGTCGAAGTGCTTGATGTAGGCCGCTTCTTCTGTGGCAGAGAGCCGGCGCGCCTCTTGGCCGGCTAGGTCTGGCGTGCAGTCGAAGATCGGCAGGAAGCGGTCTAGGGTGCCGTTGCTAGCCCGGACGTGAATTATGATCGACGCCCGCACCTCCATCTGGCGGATGCAGATGCGATAGTCGGTCGCGTAGATGGCTAGTTTGTCCCCGCGGTCGTGCCCGGCCAGCTGCCCGGCTGTGCGGACGGCCAGCGCCGCCGCACGGTTGGCCTTGTCCGTGTTGTAGGAGATCAGCGTGCCCTGCCAGATGAACACGCCGGCCGACCCTATCCACAGGGCCAGCGATGCCAGCGCTACGGCCTTCCACTCGCGGGGGCTCATGGCATCGGCGGCGGGTAGAGGGCCAGCAGGATCGTGCCGCCGATCCAGAGGACGAAGAACAGGGTAATGATGGCTGTCTTCACTCGCTTGGCTCGTGCTCTCTGCTGCCGATGACGGCCGGGGCCAGAAGCAGGCCCAGGAATGAATACGCGATGGCCGGTTTGCCAATCGTAAGGCCCACGATGATCCCGATCAGCGCGACCCATTTGGCCACGGGAGAGAAGCTCTTGCTTAGTACGCGCAGTGCGCGGTCGAGGCGAGTGAGGGCCATGCAACTAAGACACCCGGCTAGACATCGAGTAGGCGATCACGGCAAGCCCCTACGACAGCCTGAAGCTCATGGCATCCAGCGAGATGGTTCCCACGGGTAGGACTGAACGTGTGATGGTTAGGTTGCCTGCGTAGCTGATTTTACCGTTAGTTTCTATGACAATTGCACTTGGGGCCAAGTAGGAGGCGCCTTCGCCCCCGCCTTCGCGACATACCGCGGGCTGTTGAGTGCCCTCTAGGGGCCGTAGGCCCGTTGGCAAGGTGCAAAGAACATCGTTCTTTTTGAGGGTTTGCCCAACTTGGGGGGCGATAACTCCTCTTAGAAATATTCGCGCTCCCTCTATACGCGCGCCGGGCGTCACACCACCACTAAGAGCTTCTGATTTGGCCCCAAAGGATTCCATGGCAGTCCATGCTCCAGCGCCTGTTCCGCTGGGCCGCGCCACGTTCAGAATCTTGGCCGTGACGATGCTCGTCACTTTTGCTTCGACCAACACGTAGCCCAGCACGAGGCTGGATTTGGGCACGGCCGCCACGCCTTTCAGGTTTTCCAGCGTACAGCCCGGTTCTTCGGCACCTTTGAGGGATTCGAATTTCGATTCCGATTTGCCCGTGCTGTCGGTGGCGTCGTCGTAGACGCGGACGATGATCGTGTCCACTCGCGGGTTGGTGGCGCCCGCGGCCACGATGGCTAGTTCAACGTTCGCGTTGTTGTAGGCGAAGAACGGGCCTTGGGTGGTCGTGACCGTGCCCGGCACCCACGCACCGCCTTCTGCCACCGTGCCACCCGCGATGAGCACGTGCATGTCCGGCGTGCCCTTCTGTTTCACTTCCATGGCTCCCGCCGTGACTACGCCACCCGCTGCGCTGATTAGCGAGCCCATGGCTAGGCGGGCCACCTGTGCGTCTGTTGAGGGGCCATCCAGCGCCCACGGTATGGCTAGCGTCATGGTGTCTCCATTCTAGTTTTCCGCAAAGAAGCTAACGCCGCCCAGGCCGAAGTCCGTCATCCCCGCTGCGTAGTAGCCGTTGACGATCCCTGCTTCGCTTACGATGATCGTGGCGGCCAGGGCTGTTTCGCCGTTCAGGGCGCCGGCAGGGTAGTCGCTCAGCTTGCCCGGCCGGAAGCCTTCGGGGAGTTCGAAGATCGTTTTCCCCGATGCCCCAGACTGCACCCTGCCGCGCAGGTGGACGAACCCCAGCAGGTCCTTGGTGTATGCGGCCGGCTCGCTGCCTGCCGCGTTTTTCCAAGCATTGAGCAACGCCGGTTCCACCCACGGCGGGCGCCCGCGAAGCAACGTCTCGATGGCCGCGACGCGGCTCTGTAGTTCGATGAGACCCGCTAGGCCGGCGTCGCGTGCGCTGGGAGCTGGGGCGGGCATCAGTGGGGGGGCGCTGGTGGCGCTGTGCTGAGCAGCGGCGCCACGCCGAGGTCGAGTTGCACGGTGCTGAGGCCGTGATCTTTAGGTGTGCACGTCCACTGGTTGAGACGCCATTCGTGCTCCATGCCCTCGGGGAACCGCGGGTCGGTGTTCTCGCCGGACACGCCGAACCCGTTGGCCGTCACAGGGTCGATCCTGAACAGCAGGCGATCGCCCACGTCGAATTCGCCCAGCGCCAGGGTGCTGCGTTCGGCGGCCGGCGTGCCCGGCAGCGGCACGGGCAAGACGATGCTGGGCGTCACCGAGGGGTACTGGTAGAGCGCCAGGTCTCCTATGGCCACCTCCTCGAGCAGTTCCTCCGAGGTCACCTGGCTACGGGCCTGCACGCGCTGCAGCAGCGGGTAGCCGGTGGGCTGGGCCTGCCCAAAGGCCGGTGTGGTGCCCGTCCCGCCCGTCTCAACCACTTCGGTGCCCTGCTGCGTGCCATCCTCCGGGTAGCCCCACTTGGCCGTGTCTCGGCCCAGAATCACGATGCTCGTTTCCGCGGCGTTGCGGCCCTTGAGCGGCCACCACAGGTTGATCGTCACGGCGGGCGTCTTGGTGCCCGGCAGGTAGGCCACGTCGTAACTGACGTCGAAGCCCGTGCCGTAGCCCATCTGCGCCAGCGTGCTCACGATGCTGTCTATGGTCTGCAGGCTGGTGCCGCTGTAGCTTGCTTCCACTTTGGCGCCCGAGCCGCCCACGGGGTTCAGCACCAGCGGGATTTTCGCGCCCGTCAGGTAGCCCGGCCCAGGCACCGTTTCCGCCGGCCAGTCTTCCCACCGTTCGCGACCGATGGCATCTTCTGTGACCCGCTTGGCGACTTTCATGGGGTCTTCACCGGCCGCCCAGATCGTGCCGTAGTCCTCGGCCTGCAGCCGGCGCTGGAAGTAGCTGCCGAACTCCGCAGCCTTGACCTTCAGGCTGTGCGTGGCGTCGTCGGATTCGTAGTCGGCGTTCCAGATGATCCCGCCCCACACCAGCGTGCCGTTCATGTCCACGAACAGCGCCGTGCGCGAGGGCCGCGTGGCGTCTTTCCAGTCGAACAGGTAGGTCTGGCTGGGCGCGTCGTACATGCCCGATAGCGGCAGGCTGCCCTGCCACGAGCCGGGCGTGTCCAGCACCCGGCCGAAGGAGACGCCCTGGTAGGGCAGCGAGTCCAAGGGCTCCCAGGTGAGCAGGTCTCTGGCCAGGTAGGTGAACGGGTTACCGCCGGGCGGCTGGGGTGGAAGGCCCGCCGCCACTTCGGCTGCCGACCCGCCGCCCGCGACTTCTTCTTCGCCGCCGGGGATGGCGGGTTCGCCACCTACGAGAAACGGGATGCGGGCGGGTATGCGCGGCATCTAGCCCTCTGCGGCCAGCTGCTCTTCTAGTTCGGCCAGGTGTTTGGGGAACCCATCCCGCGCGTAGGTGGGCCACTGCGCGGCGTAGACGGCGATCGGGTGGGAAACCAGCTCGGCCACCGTGGCACCGTCCTCCTCCCGCGTGCCGTGTATCTGTAGCTGCACCTTCACGAGCTTGAACTCTCTCTCCATGCTGCCTCCCTTATTTGAACGTCGCCACGGTCGCCAGCGCCGTGCGTGCTTTGTCGTGCGAGCGTTTCCCTATGTACGCGGTCGCGGTCGCTTCGGGCTTCAGCAGGCCCCAGCGATCCTGGGTGATGGGTTCCCACCACGTTTCCCACCCGGTTTTGCTGGGTTCAACAGCCGAGCCCGCTTTGATGCACACATACCATTCCGCGTCATTGATTTTGACCGACTGGACCGCGTCGCCGATCGCGAACGTTTCGGATTTCCAGGCGCCCTTGTTCACTTTGACGGCCGTGATCGCAGCAGCTTTGCCAGTGTTGTCGTGGGCGCTGTAGTACCACGAGCCCTTGGCTGTCAGCACCTTCAGGCGTTCCAGGCGTTCCAGGATGAGCGCCGCGAATTCGGTTTCGCACGTCCCTTCTTCGCCGACTTTCCGTAGCGCCGTCGCCCCGGCTTTTTCTTTGTCCAGCGTGAGCCACGGCCCGTTGCATTCGATGCCCCACTCCGTCGCCCAGATGTCGGTGTTGGGGAAGCCCACCGCCACGAGTTCGGTACGGTACTGTTCCATCCGGCTCCACTTGCAGCTCCCGCCTTCGCCTTCAAGTTTGCCGGTCGTGTTGCTGCCACCGTAGGGGTGGCAGGCCCACCCGCTGACGAACGCTTTCTTTTCCGCCGTGTTTAGTTCGGCGAGTGTGGGCGTCAGCCATTCGGCGATCGTCCTGCCCGACGTGGTGATCAGGAATTTGACGTTAGGCCACCAGCCTTTCCCGCTGTATTTGGCCTTCAGTTCTTCGACCAGGGCGATGAACAGTTTGGCGTTGTTTTTGGCGCATTTTTCGTATTTTTCTGCTTCGGTCCCAGCCCCTTCGCCCGTGCCGTAGCCTTTCTTTTCGTAGGTCTCGTTGATAACCTCGAAGATCAGTTCGCCTTTTTCGGCACCTTCCAGGAATTCAGCCGCGGCTTTGGTGAGCCACGCCGCTTTGTTCGGGGCTTCCAACATCTGCGCGGGGCTCAGGTTTGATTCCGCGCTTGTCCAGTCGCCGATGGTGCAACAGTTGTTGGTGAAGCCCGCCGCCTGAGCTTTGCTGAGGCTGTCGCGGCGCAGGTTGATGCGTTCGGAGCGGACACCAGCGGTGTAGCACGTAGCCTGCGTCCTGCATCCAGTTGACGCCCACGATCATCCCCGTCGGCGGCGGTGCTTTGATGGCCGGCACGCTGCCGCCAGCCTTGGCCCAGCCGAGTATTTCCGTGCCTTTGCTGAGCACCGCCAGCTGCATCACCGCACGTGACCCGGCTGCCGTTTCGAACGTTGGTTCGGGGCCGATCCATTCCAGCGCCGGGGCAGCGTTGGCGAAGCTCCACGTGCGCCCGCCCGTGGCGTCCTGCTTGATCAGCAGGGTGATTTCCATCGGGTAGGTGGTGGGCAGGTTGGTCAGCGTGAACACGGCGGCGCCGGTCAGTTCGATGCGGAACACGCTGGCTTTACTGAGGTCGAGATTGGTGGCGCCCGACACGCCCGTTTTCGCTTCTTCTTTGTTGAATTCCTGGGGGTTGCCGATCACGCCTGTGCCGGCGCTGTTTTCCGCCCACGACGACGCTTCGGTGTCCACTTTGATGAACGTCGTATTCGTCTGCACCCACGTCGAGCCACCGTGCGTCGTGCCCTGGAGGATCGGGACGAAGATGCCGTGCTTCAGAGCGCCCGTGGCGTAGGAGGCCGGACGTGCCCAGGCCGTGGTCCCTTTCTTGACTTCCCATAGGCCGTTTTCCGCTTCGGTGCCGGTCTGTTTGGAGGCCAGGACGATGTCGCCTTCGAGGAGCGTCACCCCGTCTGTTTCGGCGCTGGCCGGGATGCCTTTCAGCGTCACTTTGGCCGTTAGCACCACTCGAGCGCTCACGTTTTCGCGCTGAGCTATGTTGGAGGCGATGACTTCGGCTTCGGCTGCGGTGATGCCCGTGCCGCCCGTGTTGGCTTTCCATTCGGCCGCGGTCGCCCCGGCCGTCAGGATGTAGCCGGTTTTGAAGCCAGCGGTGGGGATCAGCTTGCCTTCGGCGCCGATGGTGAGCTTTTCTTCGGTCACGGCACCCACGGCGATCTTGCCGGTGGTCACGTTCAGGTTCTTGATGTTGGCCGTTTCGACCACTTCGGAGCCGAGTACCGCTTTCCACGCGACGGCGTAGTCGGTGCCGCTGGACTTGGCCAGCACCTGGCCCGCCGTGCCGCCGGCCGGGAGGCCCTGCGTGTTGATCAGGGCTATGCCGGCCTCCATGTGCTGCATGTCGGCCGCGTTGGCCCACGTCACTTCGTCCGTCCAGGTTTGTACGGCGTAGGTGGCCATCAGAAGGACCTCGTAGCGTTGAAGAGGAAGTCTTGTGTCGAGACCTGGGGTTCTCCTTCGGCGTTTAGGCCCTGCCCGCGCCACCGCCACATACCGGCCTGCGAGGCCGTGGGCACCACGACGAGGTGGTATTCGCCCACGCCATCCCTGACCGCCACGACCGTGTGCTCTTGGCCGCGCGGCGGCTGGTACACGCAGTTGACTGTGCCGCCTGGGTCGCGGCCCACGCCGCTGGGAAGCCCGTTGCCCTCCATGAAGCGCTCGAACTCATCGTCGGTTAGCTCGCGGACGGCGAAGAAGAACCGCAGCCGTGTTTCGTTTTCAACTGGCCATGATGAAATCATTGCACGGCGCCTCCAGATAGAGTGACAACAGAGCTACCGCCGCCGACGAACAGCGGCAGTAGCGGGCCAGCTTCGCCCACATGGTGCACGTCGGTTCCCAGAGCTGCCGCGTAGATCACAACAACCCCATCGTCGCCGTATTCGATAACGCCAGCCACGACGTAGGTATCAGAGCCGTCCGCGGTGGTGGCGATGACGGCCGTGCCCGCGTCCTCGTGCTGGTATTCGTCTAGGCCGAGCGCTTCCGGCAGGATGACAAGGGTAGCGGTGTCCTCCACCTGCTCTTCCTCATTGCCCAGGCACGACACCGCGACGATGGCGGCTTTCGTGCCGAGCGCCTGAAAGTCCACCGGCCCCGAGACGGCTACCGTTCCCCATTCTTCGACCGCGCCCGGTTCGGCGAACGTCGCCGGTTTTTTATTCTGGAAAGTGAGGCCGGCTTCCTCGCGTATCGTGACGCTCGTGGCGGCAACCTGCGGATTCACCGCGACCCAATACTTCGTCCCAGTGAGGACCGCTATGGACAGGCCCGTCACTTTCCACCATTCGCTGTTGCCGGGTTTGGTATCGTGTTTGCCCTTGCCCAGCGGCGCGGCACCCGTGACCGGAGCGTTAGCGCCCGTGTCGGCGTAGACCGCGACCCATTGACTCGTAGACGAGCCAGACGCAGCCGATGATCTGATCTGTATTTCTTCGATCGTGCCCGATTCAAGCGCGGTGAACTGGAACACCTGTAGTTTCGTCGAGCTGATCGACTGTGCTTTCGTTTTCGGAGTGGCATTGCCCGCGAGCAGGTCCATCACGTCACCGCTTCGACAAACGCCGCGAGTTCGACCTTGCAGGCGCCCATTAGCGCCGCGCCGTGCCCAGTCCCTTCCTTCTGCACGATGGTTATACGCGACCCATACCCCGCTGCGACCATCGCCGCCCGCAGCGTTTCAGCCAAGGCGAAGGGCACCAGTTTCTCGTGCGAGTGAAAGCAGAGCATGTTCGGGCACGTGGACTCGACGTGCGACGCCGGGTCGTAGGCTTCGCTGAAAGTCCGCGCCGGGTAGGCGTGCCCAACCTCGCCCGCCGCCGACAACGATGGCCCGCCCGGTAGTTCGCCGAGCACGATCTGTTCAAGCGTCACGAGCGCCACCGGCCCGCTCAGCGTGCCCACACCCTTCACTCGTCCGGAATGCGCTTTGTTCGCGGTGATCGCACCCCACATCGCAACGTGGCCACCCGCCGACGTGCCGACCGCGCAGACCTTCGCCGGGTCGCCGTTGTAGTCCGCGCAATGATCGACGACCCACTGAAACGCACGCGGCAACGCGGCGGTTTGCTTCGGCGCCCCCGGATTCGTGCCCGTCGGCCCTTTGATGAGCGGGTAGTTGATGTCGATGACGCAGAAGTTGTAGGTGCTCTGGAGCATTTTGTTGGCCGAATCGTTGGCCGGCGCTTCGCCCGGTTTCGCATTGCCCGACGACCAGCTCCCACCATGCACCATCACTACCACCGGACGCCCCGGTTTCGATGCCGGGTAGACTACCGTTACCACTTCGTCTTCCGAGTTGTCCGCGCCAGGCCCGTAGGGAATCCATGTCAGCTGTGGTTCCCCTTCTTTGCCTTCTTCGGGCGGCGGCACTTCCGGCCCCAGCCGTAGCCGCGCCGTGTAGCGATACACCGAGTGCGCCGGCAGGTGCCGTTCAGGGTATTCCGAGCCGCGCTTGATCCCGAACGCGGCGATCGCCGTGATTCCCTTGACCAGCACCACAGACCCAGCGTCTTCCCAGTTTGTCGCGCTGCCGGTATTCCATTCAACCTGGGGAAATGTGAATACGTCACCGAACGACAGGGGGGCTTCCGAGGCCTGGCGCGTGTAGCCAGTGCCGGATACCTCGGCAATGTCCGCGATGGTATCGGCCCGTTCGTGAGCCCCTTCTCCCTCTACGGGCTTCAACGACAGCGCGAATTCAACGCCGCCGACCAGGCCACCCTTGAGCAGCAAGCGCGCACCCCCGTCGAAAAGGAGAGCCTCCATCGGTCAGCTCAGGTCCAACGTGAACGTGAACTTCTCGGTCGTGTTGGCGCCCGACATGTCCCGCGCCACACCGTTCGTCTGCAGGTTGCGCACCGCGATCAGCACGCCGCCTGCAATCAGGCCACACGACTTCACGGCTGCTGGCCAGTTCACCGCAGCCCCCGTTTTCCATTCGTGCTGGTCGGAGACGATCTGCGTGGCCACCGGCTCGTTTGCTTCCGCTTCAGCCTGCTGTTCGTAGAGGGTGCCTGTGATCTCGCCCGGCATTTTGGCTGCGATGAGTTTGTCGGTCGCGACGATTTCGTCTGCCGTGAACGTCGACAGCGCGTATTTCACGGGCGTGCCGGCGAGCGAGTTTGTCAGCAGCCAGTCCAGCCCATCGTTCAGCACTTTGTAGTCGGCCATGGCGTTTGTTCTCCAATCACTTAGGGGTAGGCGAGTGCCAGCGAGCTGCCACCGCCCGCTGGGGTGACTGTCTGCGATGCGCCGTTGGCGAACAGCAGCAGCTTCGGGCCGGTTTCATGTGTGCGCGCATGGCCGACGAGGAGCAGGGCACCCGTGGCTTTGCCGCCGACGCGGTTGGAGGCGATGCCTTTGCTCGAGCCGGCGAGCAGCAGGGCGCCCGAGGCTTTGCCTGTGACAACGGCTCTCAGGGTGCCTTTGGCGGTGCCTGTCAGCGTCAGCGCGCCCGTGGCTTTGCCGACGACGCGGTTGGACGCAGTACCTTTCGCCGAACCCGTGAGCGTCAGAGTGCCGGTGGCTTTGCCGACGACCGGCGCCCCCCCCGAGATGGTGCCTTTCGCGGTGCCCGTGAGCAGGATCGCGCCGGCCGCTTTGCCTTTCAGGGCTTCGGCTGTCGCGCCTTTCGCTTTGCCCGTCAGCAGCAGGGAACCAGTACCTACGCCTTTGACGACGTTCGCTGCGACGCCTTTGCCCGTGCCCCCCAGCAGCAGCGGCCCAGTCGCTATGCCTTTGACGACGTTGGCGGCGACACCTTTCGACGTCCCGCCAAGGAGTATCGTCCCTTTGGCTTTGCCTTCGAGTTGGCCGCCCGTTTCCGTGCCGAGCGCCCAAATCGTCATCAACGTCGATTCGGCGAATACTTCCCATGTCGTCGCTTCCCCCAGTTCGGGGGCTTTCGTGCCGGTGGTGCCTTTCTTGATATCTTCTTTGCCGGCTTCTTTTTTATACTTGAGTTTGAACGTCCCGAGCGTCGGGACGACTGCAAGCCAGTACGTCGTGCCGGCCGTCACAGCAACCGAGAACCCTGTGGCCGTTAGGGTGAGTTCTTCCCCGATTTTGATTTTGCCGGTTTTTTTATGGGCTTTCAGGACCCCGGGGACACCGGCCCCTTCGCTGTAGATCCCTATGTCACAGTCGGTTTCCGCCGTTTCGCATTTGACGGTGACCTTGAGTTCTTCGATTGTGCCCGTCGCCGCCGCTTTGAACTTACAGGCAAACGGGCGTTCTTTACTCTCTATGACAAGTGTTGCTTCGGCGGTTTCGTTGCCGACGAGGCGCGGCATGACGGGTTACGGGTTAGCGGTAAGGGTAGCTACCAACCCCTGTACGCTTTTTGCGAGTTTGGCAGTCGCCTGCTGGTTCACTTCATGCGTGACCGCATCGAACAAGCCGAGCTGCTCCCCGAGTTCGATGAACCGAATAGCCTGCCCCAGCTTGTTGTTCGTCGGCTGTAGGTTCTGCAATTCGTCGCAGGCCGCAGCGAGTTCTGCCATCGGGGTAGCCATCAGAGCACTTCAAACGTGAGTTCTTTGGCAGCGAAGCTGAATTCCGTCGTCGTTTCGAGGATCGTCACTTCCGGCGCCACCGGGATCATCTGCAACAGTTCGCCTGTTTCAAACGTGGCAGCCGCTGCTCTGGCGATATACGCAAATTTCACTTTCGGGTTCGTGACAACGCCGGGGACCGCGATGAAGACTTTGACGATTGCCGCGTTCTGCAACAGGGCGCCTTTGCCTGCTTCCCCAAGCACACCTTCCTGTTCGGTAACAGCCAGAACTGTTTTGACTTCGATGCGTTCTTTGTACCCCGTCGTACCCTTCAGTTCTTTCATCGTGGCAAAGTCGGCGTTTTTCTTGGATTCTTTTTCGCAGAAGCCAAGATAGAGTTTTTCCGCCGCGATCGCTTTGATCGCTTTGCCATTGAACAGGTATTCGGCGATTTCCTTCTCAAACACTGTTGATCCACCAGCGGCCATGACCTACTCCTTCCGGGGCCTCATAGGCCCATGTACGCCGACGCCCACTGCACGGTTAGGGTGCCCGCTTCTTTGACTTTGTCTTCACTCGTGAACGCCAGCTCCGTGTTGCCCGGCGGGCAGTTGAACCAGTCATTCCCCGGCTGCTCCGAGCTGCGCCTGCTGCTGCCCTGCACGGTGCCGGCTGTGCGCAGCACGGCACTCTGCCAGTCGAGGTCTATGGTCAGCGTGTCGCTCGCGTTGAGCACCAGTTCGAAGCCTATGCCGGGGGCACCTGGCTGCGAGCGGCAGGTGATGCGCGGGTTGGTGCACGGGCCGGTCACCACGAGCAGCGGGCGCGTCTCGAAGCCGCCCAGGTTTTCGACGGTCACGATGTTGCCGCCGCCGGCCGCCGCAAAGACGATCGGGAATTTGATGGGGAATTTGATGCCGCCGGCCACTTCCGGCAGGCCCACCGTGCTGCTGTTCACCGGCACCGCGTACCAGCGCGGGTCCGTGGCATGGAAGGCCGTAGTGGCGATCGTGGCGTAACCGAAGACGGTCTCCGTGCCCACCGGGCACTTGTGTTTCCGTGGCCGGGCCATGCTGGCAAAGAGGCCGTTGGGCAGTTGTAGGAACAGCGGTTCCTCTACGTTGCCTCGAGGCCCCAGCACAGCGCCTAGTTCCTGCCGCGCCACGTCTAGGGCTTTGGCCGTGGTGGCCGCAATCACCTGCTTGACCACGATGTTGCGGCCGGGAGAGAGGTCTAGGCCCAGGTATTCGCCCTGGTCCAACGCGCGCTGCACATCGCCGGTCACGTAGTCGGGCGGGTCGAGGCCTTCCGCGATTTCCTGTAGCTGGAAGGTGCTGCCCTGCACGACGCCGCCGAAGGAGAAGTCGCCGTAGGCCAGTTGCCACGGCGTGAGGTTGGGTAGCTGGACGGAGGGGGCGGGGAAGCTCATTTGGCCACCGGCAGCGTGCCCGTGTGGATGTGCCAGCTGATCTCCTGCAGCAGTTCGCCAGCACTCATTTTGGTCCCGTCTGGGATCGTGATGGTGAAGTTGACCGGCGCCTGCGTGGCGCCTTCGGCCGTGGTCTTCTTTTCCTGCGCCAGCCGTTCTTCTTCCACCTTGAGCCGTTCTTTTTCCGTCTTGTCCCGCTCTTCGGCGCTCTTGGCTTCCTGCGCCGCGTTGTTGGCCATCTCGACGGCCGCCTGCTGGCTGGTCTCGTTCACTTTGGCCGTGTTCTCTGTATTGACGAGGCGCTGCTTGGCTTCGGCCTCTGCCCGTTCGCCGTGGCCTTCCGTTTCGTCCACCGCCTGTTTGGCCAGGCTGATCGCCACGTCATCGCGTTCCTTCCATTCGTCTAGCGCGACCTGCGCCTGCGCGGCGAAGAGGTCTGCGCCCTGCTTGCCCACCATGGCGGCCCTGTCGAGCGTCGTCTTGGCCTGGTTGGCGATCAGCGTGGCCTGGCGCTCGGCCTGGTCGGTGTGGATCTTGTCTTCGTAGGAGAGTTTTTCCGCCGTGGCTTTTTCGGCGGCCTTGACCAGCGCCACCTTGAGCGCTTCCAGTGCTTTCTTGTGGGCGTCGACCAGTTTGGTGACCATCTTGTCTAGGCCGGCGGTGTGGTCCGAGTGCAGCTTGGCCACGAGTTTGTTCAGCCACGTGTCGTGCTTGCCGCCCACCACGGCCGTGAGTTCCTTTACGCCGCCCGACTGGATCGCGCCCGTGATCTTGTTGAGCTGGTCCTGGCCCTGTTTGGTGTCGGCCGAGACTTTGGCTACCCACTCCTTCTGCGCCGTTTCGAACTGCTTGCTCACCCGCTGCAGTTCGACGGCGCCCGTTTCGAGCTTCTTGTACGCCGGCCGGGCGAAGTCGCCTTCGCCTACTTTGCGTGTCTCGTGCGCCACGCCGCCGCTGCCGCCCACGTTGCCCTCGATCGTCTGCACGGTGCTGCCGTGCACGGACTGGACGAAGCCCACGTGCGAGTCACCGAACATCATCAGGTCGCCGGCCTTGGGCGTCTTCTTGACGCCTTTTTCATAGCCGTGCGAGCCCGCCTCGGCCCATTCGCGGATCGTTTTCACGCTGGCGGTGCGCACGGCTTTGTTGGCGCCGCCCATCATGGCTGCCGTGGTAGCGAACTCTGCGCACCACGCAGCGGCGCGCGTGTGGAATTCACCCTGCAGCTTGTCCAGCTCCGGACCGCGGTTGGAGCCGGTGGACTCCTTGAAGTGCCCGACCATCTGTTCGGCCCACTTGACGATTTCCTTGGGCGACTCGCTGACCTTCTTGGCCGCGGAGTGGTGCACCGTCGCCGCTTTGTGCTGCGTCTTGGCGGCGGCTTCCTGTAGGTGGCCGGCGCCTTCTAGGGCCTTGCTGTGGTGTTCCATCGCGGACGTGTGCTTGGCTTCGGCGGGGTGCTGCTTGAGGGCTTCGCGGGCGTATTTTTCGCGGTTCTGCACTTCCGGCTGGCCCGGTTTCTCGAAGTGCTGCGAGAAGATGCGCGCCGCTTCCTCGGGCGACTTGGCTTTCTTGAGTTGCGCTAGCCCGTATTCGGGGTTGGACGACAGTTCCTTCCACGCTGCTTCGATCTGCTGTTTGACACTGCCCGACCCCAACCCCGAGCGCGAGCCGATGCCCTGGAACAGCCCTCCGCCGGGCGCGTTGGGGTTGGTGGACGACTCCTGTTCGATGTTCCCGACGATGCCGGCGGCCTGCGCACGGGTCAGGCCCTTGGATTCGAAGAACGCCATGATGCCGCCCTGCGTGGCCGACTTGCTGCCACCGACTTCGCGGGGTGTGCCTTCGGCTTCGTTTTCTTCTTCCTGCTTGTGAGTGAAGCCACTGGCTTCGACGCTCATTTCCTGGATTTTGCCGATGTCGCCAGTGATTTCGCCGATGGTTTCGTTGAAGACGTCGATCAGGCTGTTCAGGATCCCGATGATGAAATTGGCGGCTGCAACGGTGGCTTCTTCCATGCCTTTCATAGCCGCTTCCCAATGCTGGGAAAGCTCGTAGGCGGCTATGCCCAGCGCCACCACGGCCACACCTATGCCGGTGCCCATCAGCGAGGCATCGACGGACACCGCTGTGGCCTCAGCGTCGGCGGCAATGGCTGCGTCGGCTGTGCCCATGATCCCGGCCGTCTCGAGCATTTTCTTGCCCATAGACACCATCGCCGCGATCATGTTTTTCGTGCCACCGATGAACGCTGCCACCTTGACGGCCACAAACGAGCCGATGGCCGCGCCCAGCACCGTGGCTATGACGCCGGCTAGGACCTTGGCGGCGGCTTCGTGCTTTTTCAGCCAGTCGATGCCTTCGCTGAGGCCTTTGGCCAGTTTGGTGATGATCGGGATTAGCGCCTGCCCGATCTTGGTTGCCAGATCTTCTACCGTGGCGCGCAGTATTTTCATCTGCCCGCCAAGGGTTTCCGACTGCTTCTTGGCTGCGTCGGCCGCGGCGCCGTGCCTCTGCACCGCTGCCGTGCTGGCCTGGTAGGCGTGCGGGCCTTGCAGGATGATGTCGAGGAGTTGCTTATTGGCGCTGGCGCCGAACAGCGCGCGCGTGGCCTGCAGTTGGCTCTGCTGGTTCAGGCCGACTAGCTTCGGCTGCAGTTGCGCGATGACGCTGGTCAGGCCGACGAACTTACCGCTCGAGTCAAACACGTGAATGCCGAGCTGTTTCATCATTTCCTGCGTCTTGGTGCCGCCCGATAGCAGGGTGTTGAAGGCCCCGTTCAGGGCCATGAGCGACATACGCCCGGTGATGCCGTGCTTGGCCAGTAGCTCCATGAGCCCGCCCGATTCGGCCAGCGAGGGCGCCAGGTCGCCCAGGCGGCCCCGCATACGCTGCAACTGGCTGGCCAACTGCTCCACCGACGTGCCGGTCTGTTTGGAGGCGTTGAACAGCACGTCTGAGGCGCCTGCCGCCTGCCCGGCGTTCAGGTGGTACGCCAGCATGATCTTGCCCAGCGAGTCGGTGGCGGCGCCTAGCTCGATGCCCGACGCCTCGGCTAGGTCCATGGATGCCGCCATGACCTTGGTGGCTTCGCCGGCACTCAGGGCGTGCCCCACCACAGCGCCTAGCTCGCCGGCGACTTTGGCGTAGGCTTCACCGATAGCTTTGCCGCTGAAGATGGTGGTGCCGGCGGTGGCCAGGAAGGCGTTGCTGATGCTGTTGGCGGCCTTGACGCTGATGCCCTCGCTGTTGGCTATGGCCGCCGTGACCTTTTCCTGCTTCACCGCCAGGTCGACGCCCGCCGCCGCTACCCCGGCCATGGCCACGCCCACGCCCAGCAGGACGTGACCTCCCAGCGTGGCCATGGTGGCGCCCAGGTGCGAACCGCTCTGATCGACCTTGGCCATCTTGTCGGCCGTGGTCGTAAGGTGCCCGCCGAAGTTGGCGAACGGCACGCCCAGGTTGTTGAGCGTGCGGCCTATGCCGCTGGTGCCCGAGCTGAAGCCCTTGCTCAGCTTCTGCCCGCCCTCCTCGCCGGCCTTCTCCGCCCGCTTGCCGAAGTTGCCCAGCGGCGTGGCCGTCTGTGCGTGCAGCGCCTCCTCGAAGCCAGCCGTGACCGGCGTGATGATGATCTCTGCTGCGCCTACGACGTCGGTCACGGGCTACACCCCCTCTGCCGCCTGGGGCAGCCGCTCCCACTGCGCCAGCATCTCCTCCGACCGTTCTGCCTCGCGCACCTGCGCCGGCCGCAGCCCCCACTCCTGCTCCTCGTACTCCTCGCGCTCCGCTGGTGTGAGCGGCGCTGGCAGCTCGTGTTCCAGCGACTCGCGGTATGCCTGCCGGGCTTCGACGGGCACTTCATCGAGCATGTAGGTGTAGACCACATCGAGGGCTAGGCTGGCCGGCCTACGGCGCAGGTCGGCTATGCCCTCCCGTTGGCCCCGGCCGCTGATCTCCGCGCGCCGCGCGATGGCCCACCAGCCGAGGCGGAAGGCCGTCTCGTAGGGCGGTTTGTGTAGGCGGCGATCAGGCTGTTGGAGAGCAGGTCCAGCAGGTCGGGGTTGAGGCTCAGCCCGTGCCGCGTGGCGTCCAGCATCGCCCGGAAGCGCTCGCGTTCCTCGTCGTTGGCCAGGCAGTCCAGGACGAACTCGAGCAGCTGTGCGCCGCCGCGGCCCGACCCCACCGCCTCCAGAAAGTCTGTGAACGCGCCGAACGGGTAGGTCGAGTTGCACTCGTAGCCGTACTCCACGACCTTGACCTTGCCCTTGTCGTCGCGCTGGTGCCCCACCACCTTGAACGGGATCGGCTCGGCGGCCTGTGCCTCCTCTAGCGTCTCGCCCGGTGCGATGTTGATGTCCATGGTGCCTCGCCTCCTGCGTTGGGTTGTGAGGGCAGTATGCGCGGGTGGCTCCCCGCTGGCTAGGCAGGTGTGGCAACATTTGGCCATGCCCACGACCATGGAGCGCTTCTTGGGCCGGGTGCGCTACGCCGGCAACGATCGCTGCGGCCTCGGCCGCTGCTGGGAGTGGGCGGGACGCACGCAGAGCGGCTACGCCTACTTCCCGCACCGGGGCGAGGGCAGCCGCATGGCCCACAGGTTCTCCTATGAAGCACTGGTCGGGCCGGTGCCCAAAGGCCGCAAGCTCGTGAACGCTTGCGGTGACCGGGAATGCGTCAATCCCGAGCACTGGTCGCTTGCATCCTAGCTATTGGTGTGCTATAGTTCCCTCGGCGCACAGGGCTGGCGCTAGCCCGCGGCCAGCGGTAGCGCGTCCCGCAGAAACGGCTGCGGGCGCGTGCCGGGGTGCTGCACGCTGCTGAAGAAGTATTGGCCCGGCCCGTTGGGGCCTGCGTCCCACCAAAAACTGAGCGTCGGGTTGCCGTAGATCGCGTGCGGCTGCGTGCCCTCGTGAACGAACAGGCTGTAGCTCGTCCGCGTAGGGCTGCACGGCGTGGTGTCGCAGACGATCCTGATGATGAAGCCCGAGGGCACGCCGAACTCCACGCGCTTGACGATGCTCTCCTGCAGGCAGCCGGTGCGCCGGGGCGCTTTGGCCCGCGCGGCCATCTGCACGACCGTGGCGCGCTCTGATAGGTGCCGGAACACGGGGCCGCCCGGTCCCTTCAGCAGCGCCTGGAGCTTCGCGCCGTCGGTGACGAGCCTGATGGCTATAGCGACACCTCGAACAGCAGCCGGTGCCCCGCCAGCCCGCCCTCTGGCCCGACCGTCGTGCACGGCCCTACGACGAAGTCCATGCCCAGGCCCGTGGCGACCGAGGCCGCGTGTACCGTCACGGCCGCGCGCACCAGCGCCAGCGCGTCGGTCATGGCCACCACCCCGGCGTCGTTGAGTTCACCTTCGTCTGGGATGCCTTCGGGGCCGTCGCTTAGCGCCGGCACGACGCGCACGATCGCCACGGCGAACTGCGCGTAGAAGTTCTCAGAGCCCGGCAGGTAACGTTGCGCCTGTGGGGCGCCGGGTTTGCCCTGACCCACGCTCTGCAGCGTCACGACGAGCTGTTCGCCGTCCCACGGGATGATCGAGCCTGGCGCCATATAGCGGCGATCCGGCAACGTCACGCCCTGCTCCTCGAGCGCGTCCGCAAACGCCGCCAGCGCCTTGGTGGCCACCTCCCCTACCGTCACGCCGGCTCACCGCCCCAACGGGGCTGTCGTGGCGGTTCTGTGGCCGCTCACGGTTAGGGCGCCGCCTGCGCCTGGCGCCGCGGCCTGCCCATGTCCGGCGACCACACCATGCCCTGCCTGTCGGCCATGCCGGGGTTGACGCTCTTCAGGAACAGGTCGACCTCGTAGATGCCCGTGCCGGCGCCTTTGCGCAGCAGGTCGATCACGTCCACCACCTGGGCGCTGATGCCCTGTCTCTGCATTGAGGTGACGCGCTGGGGCATGTGCTTGCGATCGCCCAGCTTTGGCAGGGCTATGTACTGCGCCAGCGTGAGCGCCGCGGCCGTGCCCAAGGCCGGCGGGTCCTGCCCGAACAGGAACGTGATGCTGAACGTGCCCGGCTGCGTGTCGGGCAGGTCCATGCGCTGGCTCGTGGGCCAGCCGTAGCGGGCGGTGGGCACGTAGCTGGCCGTGGGCCGTATCCGCACCAGCGTCTTGGCGTCGCGCAACTCGTACTCTTCGTCTGGGATCACGATGCCGTCGATCTGCACCTGCACGATCGCGCGCACCGGCCACGGGATCTGGATTTCCGGCGGGTCGCTGCGGCCGTAGTGCGTTAGCACGCCGGGGACGAAGCTGCCGTAGGCCGAGCTAAAGCCGCTGCTCGAGTACCAGCCGACGGGTGATAGCGTGGCGCCCAGGGAGCGCATGTCTATGTCCGTGGGGCGGCTTACGGGCCGGATCGTGGCCGGCCCGCACTCGCCCGTGAACAGGCGCCCGCTCTGCTCGTAGAGCGCCTCGCTGGCCTCCATGGCAGAGGAGGCGCAGATGGCCTCCAGCTGGCCGTCGGTTAGCGCCTGCTTTTTCGTGAGCGCGTCGGCGGCTTCCTTGACCCACTGCAGTTCTTCCACGTCCTGGCCCGATGTCCAAGGTGTGCATGGCCCTGTACGTGCCACGGGGTTACTCCCTCCCCGCCGTGGTGTTAGGGTGGGACACGTGAGCGACCGACGCCAGATGAACATAAACCGTAGAGCTGACGCGTTCCGCGAAATGGGCGGGTGTTGCGTGCGCTGCGGAAATGGTGACCCGCGAGTGCTTGAGATTGACCATGTCAACGGCGGCGGCCACGCCGAGCGCCGTGCTGGCATCAAACACGGCACCCGACGCTATTACGACCTGATTGCAGCCAACCCAAGCGAGTATCAACTGCTGTGCGCGAACTGCCACAAGATCAAGACGCTTGAAAACAGCGAGCGCATCTACGGCCCACGACCGGCTCCGCAAACCCCAAAGGAACGCGCCGCCAACCTGGCGCGCAACCTGTCCTCGGGTCCACAGCGTGCGCGTGCCCTCGCGCGCGAGCAGACACGCCGCGAAAACGCGACCCCAGCAACGCCCGAGGAATTGCAGCGACGCAAGGCTCGCCGTGCTGAACTTGAGCGCGGGCGCTACGCCCGGAGGCGCGACGCCCGCAAGCAAGCTAGCTAGCACGGCTACGTCTAGACCGTCGCGTACTGCGGCGAGTAGGACGGTTCCGGCACGACCTCGGCGCCGCACCGTAGCCGCTGCCAGGCCCTCGCGGCAGAGAAGGTGCTGGCCGGCCATTCGCCGCTTGGCCCCGTGCCCCAGCCCGTGTTGCCCACGCCGATGCCTTCCATGAGCGTGGCCGTGTTGGCGTTGTTGAGGTCGCGTGCGGCGATGTGCATGTGCCGCACCCTCGGCAGCACCCACCACCAGTAGGGCAGCGTCTGGCTCACGGCGCCTTCCACGTAGTTGTAGCTCCACGCCTCGATGCTCACGCCGTTGGGCTGGCCTACGGGGCCAAGCAACGGGGCGCTCACGCCCAGGTTTTCGCCCGCGCCGCCCGTGGTGTCCGTTTCCGAGACGTTGCCGTTGGGCACGATGCTGCCCGTGTCCCAGAACACCGCTTTGAATTCGCCGATTTTGAATTCAGCGGCGTTTTCCGTTTCGTTCACGATTTCGACGGTGGCCGAGGATGCGCCGATGGGCACGTAGCCCACCACCTTGACGACGGCCTTGCCTTCTGCTGCCGCCTCGGTCACGAGGTAGGTGCCGCCGGGGATCCCTACCGTCACCGTTTCCACTTCGATCACCAGCGGCGTGCCTTTTTTCAGCCCTTTGATCGCCACCGCTTTTTTCAGTTTCGGTTTGGCGATGTTCGGCACGTTGCCGAGGAACTGGCCGGCGGCGGGACTGCGGCCGTAGATGCGGTAGCCGATGGCCGTAGCCGCTGCGCCCGTGGGCGTCACGATGGCCGTGTTGGTGTTGGAGGCGTTCGTTTTCGCGCCCAGCACTTCAACGGTGGCTTTGCTCTCGCCGTAGACGTTGTATTGCGCCGTGCGGTAGCCGACGAAACCTTCGAGGATCGTGCCTTCCGTTTTCTGCGAAACCACGGCGGGGGCGCCCGGTTCGCCCAGCGCCGCCGCGCTCGATCCCAGCAGCGTGCCACCGCAGCACATCTGCTCAATCTGCGGGTCGGGCTTCGCCAGCTCCAGCTGCACGGTGTAGAACTTGATCATGTCGCCGTGCTTGGCCAGCGTGGCCAGGTCACCGGCAGCGTTCTCGATGGCGATGTCGGCGCCCGTGTGCATCGAGGGCGCGATGTTCAGTTTCATGCCGTCTTTGGTCGTGACGGTCACGGCGCCGGGGGCGATGGTGCCTTCTTCGGTCAACTGGCTGACGCGGAATGCCTTGACGAAGACGCTCGCGCCTGGTGTGACTACGGTCATCGGTCAGGCTCCTTGTCTCGGTTGCTCATTCTTCGAGTTTCACTTCCACGCAGTAGCGCGCGCTGTTGTCCAGGTACGCCACGGCGAACTTCTCGGCGTAGAAGCGGATCGTGTTGGGGAACCCACCCTGCCCCCAGTCGACGGCCTCGGCAAAGGTGTCGGGGAACACCGTGCCCTCTTTCTCGGCCCGCACCATCACGAGCGTTGAGGCGAACATGTAGGCGCAGCCGGCGCCCGGTGCTTTGCCGCCGCCGCCTTCGCCTTTGTCGGGGCCTGTGCCGGGGTAGCCCGCGCCTGGCACCACGATGTTGTCGAACATGTCGAGCATCATGCTGCCCACCCGGCGCACCTTTGTGAGGTTGGTGGCCGTCTGCTTCTGCACGTGGATCATGCCCTGGCCGCCGAAGCCGGTGTCGAGGGCATCCTGTAGCAGCTGCAGCCCGCGCGTAGGGCTCACTTTTTTCCCGGCTTCCAGCTCGGTCAGGCCCGTTTCCTGGGCCAGATAGTGGTTGGGCCATGTCGATTTGATCGCCTGCGCGCCCGTCCAGAACTCCTTCTCGATCGCCTGGTGCTGCGCGTTCTCCAGCAGCCGCAGCGCGCGGCCCTTGAAGTCGCGCGCCTCGAAGGCGAACGTCGAGCACTGGTCGGTCACGCGGATCAGGTAGGGCACCGCCGTGATGAGACCCAGGTTGGTGTAGCCGCCCGGCCCCGCCGATTTGTTTTCCGCGGGCGCTTCTTTGCCGGCTTCTTCTGCTTCGCCAATGTCCGTCCACGTGAACGTCGTGCCTTCGCCCGCGGGCGTGTACGGGTTCACGGCCGTGACCGCTTTCGTTTTGATCCGCAGCGGTTTTTTCACGCCGGCTTTGCAGCGGTAGAAGCGGTATTTGACGCCCGCCGAGCCGATCTTGTAAACCGTCAGCGTGACGGATTTGGAGGCACCGGCCGGCGTGGCTGCTACTACGGCCGATGCCGTAGTCTCGCCGTTGGCGTTGATCGCGGTTACAACGTATTCGAATTCTTCTTCGGCTAGGGCGCCGCCTGCTTTGATCACCGCTTTTTCGATGGTCGGCGCCGGCAGCGCCGGCAGGTCCACCGACGTCAGGTCGCACGGGTCGCGCACAGCGGCGGCGGCGTGGGAATAGGGTGCATAAGTAATGCCCCTTACCCACGCCTCGCCCTGCCGCCGCTGTAGCTCCGCGTAGAGGTCCGGCACCTGTTCCCGCAGCAGAGCCTGCTGGTCCCCGGAGACAAGCTCCAGGTCCGTGCCGATCGTCGGGTCCGTCGCATCGTCGGGCCTGACGGCACTGTTGAGCAGGCTGAGCTGCGGCGGCTGTGGAGGGATGGTCGGTACAGGTATCGCCATGTTCGCTGCCATACCGATCTCCCTCCTTTGCCGTTACCCGTTTGCCTGTATCCGATCAGGCGGGCGGTTTGCCTTTCATGTCCAGGGGCGCCGCAGCCGTGCCGGTCGACTCGAAGGTCATCACCGTCTGGAGCGCGCCGTTGGCGTAGCTGCGTTTCGCGATGCCCTCGAAGGTCTCCACGAACGTCTCGTAGTCGTTCGTGGCGTCCAGGGTGCTGTCGCGCACCACGCCGAGGTCGAGCCGTCCCGCGTCGAGGAACTGGATGGCCCCCTCGACGAAGAAGTAGCCCACCACTTTGGTCGGGAACGGCTTGATGGCCGCTTTGGCCGGGGCGACGAAGATCTGGCTCACGCCGCCTTCCACCGCCGCCGTCTGCCCGTCGAAGTGCCAGATCGGCCGCACGTTGTAGGGCGCGAACAGCGCGTCCACGTCGGCGTCCGATACGCACAGCGCATCGCGGCCCGGTGCGTAGACGTGCGCCGCCTCGCGGGCCAGGTCCGCTTTGATCTCGTTACGGAGCCAGCGGGGCAGGATGAACGAGAACGCCTGGTCGTCGGAGAGCCTGTGCAGCTGCTTCTGCTGGCTGCAGAGCAACGGCAGCACCGAGGATAGGAGTTCCCGCACCGTGCCCAGTTGCGAGGCCGTGCCGGCCGTGACGCCTTTCACGCACGTTTCTGCGATCAGGTTGAGCAGGTTGTTCTCGGCCACCCGTGCCGCAGCCGCAATGGCCACGTCCGTGTTGGCCGCCACCTGCTCGGGAGCGAACCGGCTCTGCATGTTGCCGAAGCCCAGCCGGGTCGAGATGGCCTCGACGTAGACGAGTTCCTCGGTCCCGCACGTCAGGGCCACAACGGGCTTCACTTCGACGCCCGGCGAGGCGTCCGTCGCCTCGGTCCAGATCCCTGTCGCGGCTTCCCACGTGCTGATGTCCGGCGGGATGACGAAGCGGATGCCGCCGCGGGTCGCCTGGAACGCCGGCAGCGCATCGCGCACCGGCCGCTCCGCCGTCGCCCACGTGGGCACGGCGTAGTCGACGTTCACCGGGAGGCAGATACCGCCGGTCGCCACGAGGGCCTCTGCGCCCGTCGCCGGGTCGATGCCTTTGGCCGCCGGCCCGCACTCGCGCAGCACCATCTCGGTGTTGCGGAACGGGTCCTCGGTCAGGCGCCGCTCCTCGGGGTACTCGAACGTCGAGGAGGCAACTAGGACGTTGCCTTTAGCCGGCCCCTGCCGGGAGAGGCGCTGCAGCGTGTCGCAGAACGCCTCGGCCAGCTCGCCGCGCGTGTGGATCTCGCTGCCCTGTGGGAGCGAGCTTGACAGCGAGCCAGCTGCTACCAGCGTGCCACGCTTGGTGTCGGGCACGGATACCTCGGGGCTGGGCGCGGCCTTGGCCTGGCGCTGCGCCATCCTGGCGAGGCGCTGGCCGCTGGCGGCCACGGGCTCGGGCTGTGGGGCCTCTGCCTCGGTCTCGCCCGTCGGCTCTGCCTCGGGCTCGGGCTCTGCCTCTTCTGGCTCGGCTTCGGCCTCGGGCTCCTCGGGCGGCGCCAGCGCGCGCACGCCCTCGCGTGCCGCTTCGGCTGCCTGTTCGGCCGCCGCCTGCGCCTCGTCGCGTGCGCCGCTCTCGGCCAGGACCTGGTCGGCGGCTTCGCGTAGCTCGGTCATGGCCTGCGCGATCTCGGGCGTTACCTGCTCGCCGTCGGCCGGCTCGAGGCCGTTGAACTCCTCTGTGATTTTCTGACGGAGGTCCGCAAGCTCCTCCGCGGTAAGCGCGTTGAGCCGTCCTAGCAGCTCGCGAATCGCATCCATCGTGATCGGCTCCTTCGGTGCTCGAAAGGTATGTAGAACCTAAGCTCCGCGGGGCCGATGGCCTACTGTGCGGGGCGTTGCGCCTATGGCGCCGATGTCGCAAGCGTAGCACGGGTGGCGCTAAGATGTGCAGACCCGAACCCGAAGGAGGCCACGATGCCTAGCCCCAGCCCCAGCCCCGCAGCCATACGCGACGCCTGGCGAGCCTACAACGCCGAGGTGTGGGTCGATCACTTCGGCGACGCAGAGAAGGCCAAGGACGCCTGCATGCGGGAGGCCATCAAGGCCGCAGCCGAGACCGATGGCGTGGTGTGGCCAGAGGCTACCCGTGGCTGAGATCATCGCCGGTGATGCGCTCGAGGTTCTGCGCGGGATGCCCGCCATGAGACCGCTAGAGACCAATCCAACCGAGGAGCTGGCCCACCGGGCGACCGGCGAGTGGCTGGTGGCGCTGGCCGAGGTCGAGCGCCGGCTGGGCACAGACCGCCGGGCGGCGGTGCGTCCCGACGCCGGGCGCCGTAGCGCAGACCAAACAACTGCACAGCCCGAGCGGCTATCATTCTGCGTGTGTGTAGGGTAGGTTGCGGCCTCGGCGTTTAGGCGTCGGGGCCGTTCTTCTTGCTGAGTGCTCCGGTGGCGTGCATCGCGAGCATTCGCTCGCGGGCAGCCTGCCGTTGCTCGTCCGTCATCTGGCGCTTCACTGGCTTGCGCCACTTCACGCGCCGGGCCTTCATCTCGGCCTTGAGCGTCTCTTCAGTGCCCTTGCCGAGGAACACCCGCACGACGTACAGATATGCCTCGACGAACTTCCAGTCGTGCCACGCACCATCCCTCATGCCGACGAGGTGATGCGCGAACTCGTGGGCTAGCACCCACTTGGAGCGCCCCCACTTCGGTATCGCAATGGCGTAGCGGCCGTGGCTTAGGTAGCCGTTTTCGCTCGGGCTGTAGTGCCCCAGGTAGGCGGCGTTCCTGCGACCGCGGCCATCGCGTACTTCCAGTGGGTACGCAGCACGTGGGTAGCGCTTGCGTAGGTAGGCGCTGGACGACCACTTGTCGATTATCGCCTGCGCCTCTGCGGTGGTCAGGTTTTCGTTGCGCTGCGGGAACGCGGCACGCTCCGCTGCGTACACCTTCGACCGCTGGCTGTCACGGGCCATGGCTGGCCCTCCTTTCAGCGCTCGGGCTATGCAGTTGTCAAGGTCCGCACGGCGGGTAACTTCTTCCGCGCCGTACACGAATTCTACTAAACGCCGATTCTGGACTTTGTGCCTTTGCAGGGCCTTTGCGGAAACCCCGCAGCCGAAAACCGCACTAGCAAGCCAACATAAATGTTCGCTTGACAGCGATCCGCCGAGACTTTGTGCGAGGGCGTTTAGCCGAGTGCTTGCACGCGCTCGCGCGCACGCTGCGCGGCCAGCTCGAGCAGCGGACCCTCGGCCCACTGAGGCAGGCCCGTGGCGCTGGGCCGCGGGTCCTTCAGGTGCGCCATCACCGACGCGCCGGCAGCCACCAGCGCCTGCTGCCCGTGCGCCACGACGGCCAGCGGGAAGCCCGGCTGGTTCACGCACAGGGCCGCCACCAGCTCAGGCTTGCCGCCGATGCCGCGCCAGTCGCCGCTGATGCTCGATGCCCGGAGCTTCTGCACCTGCTCTTCGGTGGCCGTGGGCGCCACGGCGCCGGCCACCCAGATGCCGAACTCGTCCTCGCCGATGTTTACGTAGGCCACCTGCAGGGCGCTGTTGTCGTAGTGGGCGATCGCCTCGGGAGCCGTGAAGCCCATGACGCCCGGCTGTGTGGTGGCGTGGCCTACGTCGGCCGTCAGCTTGCCCACCTTGATGTGCTCGCCCTCGGCCGTCTGGATCTCGCCCAGCCGGAAGTAGGCGTAGTCGGTGGTCGTGTGCGGCGCCGTCACGCACGTGCCGAGCTTGCCGGTGTGGCAGACGCCCCACGGGGCGATGTGCCCGTACACCCGGCCATCCTCGGTGACGGTGAGCGGGCAGGCGTAGGCGTCGCCGTTGCCGCGCTTGTCCAGGATCTCCACCAGCCGGTCGTCTCCCACCACGAAGTCCGGGTCTGCGAACCACGCCGCGGGCGGGCGCACCGGGCCACCGGCCGCCGTGATGATGTCGAAGCCCTCCTGGCAGGGCACGCACTCCTCGTAAGCCATGAAGTGGATTGAGGCGGCCAGGGGCGGCGTCTGCTTGGCTTCCGCCGACTTCTCGGGGCTGCGCTGCGCTATGGCCGCGGGCGCCTCCTCGGTGCCGTCGCCCAGCACCATGTAGGCGCCCTCGAACGCCGGGAACGGGCAGGCCGTGAAGCCCATGATGGTGCCCTCGGTGATCTGCTCGTTCATGTTCAGCGGCAGGCCCGGCATATCCGGGTCCATCTCCACACCCGTGATCTCGGTGGCGTCCACGGCCACGTCGCCGCTAACGCCCAGCCGGCCCATCGACTCGCAGAGCTGCGCCAGCTGCTGGCCGTCCTCGTTGGGCAGGCAGAAGCCCTTGGCGCAGATCACCTGCGTGCCGCCCTCGCCGTCGACGCGCTCGAGGCTGTCGATGCGGCCGGCGATCACAGCCGGGTCGTTGGGCGACATGCCGCTGGGGTCGTGCGGGCTGGTCGTGAGCAGCATGAGCGGCATCGGCGGCTCGCGCCACGTGAGGGCGCCCGGCGCGATCATCCTGCCGTCGCCCGTCTCCTGGCCCTCGATGATGCCCACGGGAATGACGAACGATGCGCCCATGTTTTCTCCTCCTTCGACTGGCGGCGGTGCGTTCTGCTGCGTCTTGGGCTCGCCCTCGGTGGGCGCCGCGCCAGGCGGTGTGCCGGGCATGGCTGCCTGCAGGTTGGGCGTGCCGGGTTCACCGGACGACGCTTCTTCTTCCGTCTGGAAGTTCGGGCACTTGCAGTCCGGCGCCGTGCACGCGCCTACGTTGTCGCCGCCCTGTTCGTTGGCGTGCATCGCGGCCGTGTGCCCGCAGTCCTGGTTCTGGCAGACGTCGCCGTTTTCCGGGCCTTTCTTGTCGGCCTGTGCTTGGGTTGGCATCTTGGCTTTCCCCGGCGCCTCCGGGCCGGGCGTCAGGGCTAGCTTGCCGCTGCCGTTGCACATCGCGCAGACCTTGCCCTCGCTCGTCTTGCCGCTGCCGCCGCACATCGTGCACACGCCAGCCGCTGCGTGCGCCGCTGGCTTGGCCGGCCCTTTAGGGGTGCCCACGGGCGGTGCTGCCTTGGCGGGAGGCGCCGCTTGTGGGGCCTCTGCTGCCACGTCCGCTAGGTGTGCCTCCAGTGCCTGCTTCAACAGGTCCAAGGTCTTGGCGTCGTTTGGGTCCGTGGCCACATCCTCGTCTGCTTCCTGTGCGGCGATGGCGGCTTCGATGGCGGCAAGGATCTGGCCCTCGTCGCCGGCCTCGGCGGGCTCGGGGTTGGGCGGCGCGGGCGCCTCGGCCAGGCTGGCCGCCTCGTCGCCGTACCCGTAGGAGGCGATCAGCTCGGTGCGTGTCTTCTGGCTCATGGTGCCTCCTATGGTACGGGCTTACCCCGGCAGACCGTCGGGGTGTGTTGTGCCTATGAGATTGAGGCGGGCAGCAGCAATGTCCTGTTCAGCTATGGCCCACTTGCCGGGCAGCTCTGGGTCGGGTCGCAGGGGCAGGCCAGCGGTGTCAATTCGGTAGAGGTCTTTCGGGGCGCTGTCACTGCGAGCCACCAACACGGGCCGCTCTTCCGCAAGGTATATGCGAGTCGTCTTGCCGCCGAGAGATCGATTGGCCTCAAGCCCTGTGGCGTCGATCGACTCTCGGTTGCTGGCCTTGCTCTGATGGTAGAAGAACTGCGGGTGGTCGGTTGTCGTTGATGCCGCATGGACCTCGGCGTTGGCCGTACCATAGGACGTGCCCTCGTTGGCCTGTGCCACCATCGCCACCGCGTCCTCCCAACTTGGTCCCCCTTCGGCTGCTGGCACTTCGTCGGGCGCCAGCAGCACCGGCATGTAGTCGCACGTGCAGCCATCGTGGTCGCCCGGCATGTAGAACTCGTTGTCTGGGAAGTCGCCCGTGTTGGCTAGGGCTTCGTCGTCGAAAGAGACGAACGTCGTGCCATCCAGGTCCACGTGCGGCTCGAAGGGGTTGAGCGCCGGGCCATGCACCCATTCCCAGCCCTCCTGCCCGCCGCCGCCGGCTTCGATCAGGTCGCCCACCGCTTCGCCCGTGCCGATCTGGCCCACGCCCACCGACACGCTGCCGCCTTCGCTGGGTTCGTCGCCGGCCAGCACCACGTCCACGCCCTCCGTGGGCATCGTTGCCACGGCGCCTTCATTCACTTCGCCCTCGCCTGCAGCGGTCAGGACACGCGGCTTGGCCCCGCCGGCAATGGCCAGCGCACGGCGCAGCACGCCCGTCGGCACCAGCGTGTTTGGGTTGGCCGGCCCTTCGTCGTCGGGGTGCGGGTGGTAGAGCAGGCGTTCGGCCAGCTGCGATAGCTCGGCGGCCAGCGATCGCCAGGCGAGCGCGCGCTGCTCCTCGAGCCGGGCTTCGGCTGCCTTCACGACCTCCTTGGGCGGGTCTACCAGGCCGAGGGCCAGCCGCACGGCCTGCTGCTGGGCTGCGGCAACCCACTCCTCGAACTGGGCCTTAAGCCCGTTCCAGTCGCGGCCCAGCAGGTCCGTGGGTGTGAGCCCTGTGGCGGCGACCCCAGCTGGACCAAGAGCCGCCGCCACAAGATAGGTCGACTTGTGCGCAATCTTCCCGCGCGCCCGCTCGTCGCGCGCCACGCTCTTGCGCAGGCGCTGGCCGGCGCGTTCTAGCTGCCGCAGCATCGCCGCATTGGCCGCCACCTGCAGCCGGGCGCGCAGGTCCTGGTCTATGGCGACCAGGCGCTGTGACGTGCGCAGGCCCTTGCCGCGGCGCTTGCCGGCGGCCGTTAGCGGCTCGAAGCGCCCGCCCTTGCCTCGTTTCTCGCCCTTGTGGGCCTTGGGCTTGGCGTGGTGGCGCTGCTTGGCGCCGCGCGTGGCCCGCTGTGCCCATTCGCGCTGTATGCGCGGGTGGAGGTCCTGGATCGTGCCGCCTGGTGGTGCCGTGGGCGGTGCGTCACCCGGTTCCGGTTCGCCTGCCTTTTCGGCTTCTTCTCGTTCTTTTTCCCGTTCGGCGTCCGTCTTGGTTTCGTATTCCCGCAGCGCCGCTTCGGCCTGTTCCGTTTCTTCGGGCGTCAGCGTCACGGGTTCAGTGGGCACTTCTTCGCTGGCACCTTCGGGCGCTGTGGAGCCTTCGCCGGGCGCAGCCGCGTCAGCCTTGTGCGCGATGGGCGCATGGGCCAGCAGCTCCAGCAGTTGCTCTGCCCGCTCTGGGTCTGCGGCCAGCACAGTAGCGACGGCCTCCAACCCGCCGCTGGCCGTCGTGGGCGGCGCCGGCAGTTGCCGTTGCATCGGCGGCGTGCCGTTGTGCCCCGGCGGTGCCGTGGCCGGCGAAGGGAGTCCACCCCCCGGCTGTGCCGGCGGAGAGGGGGCTGCGCCGGCCGCGGGAGGCGTGCCGGGGGGTGGTTCGGGGGCCTCCACGCCACCGGGGCCTATGCCGGGGATCGCGGGCGGGCCGGTCATGGACGGCGCCACCAGCGTGGGATCCCAAGCGTGGAGGAAGGCCATCACGAGGTTAGGTGGCCATGTCCGCATCTTCTCGAGCAGCCGCACCTGCAACTCGGGCTTGCCGGGCTTGTCGGCGGCCTCGAACCCGGCCACGCGCAGCAGGGCCTCGTCACTGATCACCAGGCGGTCGTGCAGGTCCAGCGCATCCTTCGTCTGATCGGGATGCGTGACCAGCTCGGTGGCGTCGTACCAAATACAGACGCGCCGGGCCAGCGTGGCGTCTACACCAGCGGCTTCGAGGTAGGGGCGCAGGTATGCGGCCGTGAGGCTGTCGCAGCACTCGATGACGTGCGGCTCTACGTGATGGCGGAAGGTGTTGTCGTCTACCTGCCACGCACTCCAATGGTTGAGGTCCACGATGCCCGTGATGACCTCCTTGGGCAGGTCGAAGCTCGTGGCGATGATGCCGATTAGCTCTTCGCGCAGCTTGCCCGCCTCGGCATCGAAGCTACGCGCCATGTCTATGTGCCGCAGCTCCTTGGCTGCCTCGACAGGCCCACGCACCACGATGGGCACCACGGCCGACGCCACGCCCTCATCCGCGATCGGCTCCATCATCGCTTCAGCCAGCGGCCCCATGAACGGGTCAGCCTGTGGGTCGGCGTTGTCGTCTGTTGGCGCCTTGATCGACAGCTCGTTGGGCACGACCAGGATGCCGGCGGTGGCAAGACGCGAGCGGCCCTCGGCGCGGATCATGCGGCGCAGGATCAGCAGGCTCTCACAGTCGTCCAGCATCGCCCGCATCGGGCTGTCGGCCAGCTTGCTGAACTGCGGCGAGGGCGTCCAGATGCGCGAGAGCACCGTAGTGCGCGGGTCCAGCGTGATCCACGGGATGATGCCCTGTGCGTCGGCCGGCACCTCCCGCAGCGTCCAGCGGTCGTCCTTGATGACGATTTCGTGGACCGAGCGCACCTTCCACTGCGGCTCGCCTGTGACCGGGTCGGGTATGCCCACCAGCCACGACTCGCCGGCCACGCTCGTGTTGGTGCTGAGCGCCGCCATGATCTGCCCCAGCGCCAGCTTGCCGTGCCCTAGCTCGAGCATCGCCTGCTCGGCTATGGACGCAACCTCGGGCGGTATGCCAGCCACCTCGGCCAGCGGCGCCGGTTTGTCCGTCTCCCCTTCGTTAGGGTAGGCGGCCGTGTAGAGCTGCATCCGCGCGGCGCAGTTGGCCAAGAACTTCACGGCGTAGTGGATCTCACCGATGCTGGCCCAGTAGTTCCAGGCGTCGGCCTGCCAGCCCTGGCGCAACGCGCGCATGACCATCGCCTCGTGACGATCGCCTACGTCTATACGCTTGCCGGCCGCAGTCAGGACACGTATGCCCTGCTGCTTCTGGCGTTTGCCGAACCACGGGGCCATCAGCCGACCTTAGTCTTGCTGAGTGCGCGCCAGCCGGCGTCGGTCAGTCGCAAGTAGATGTTCTTCCAGTCCTCGCCGCGATTGAGCAGGCCGCGCTCCACCAGCGGCTTATAGGCGTCCCACTCCCACGCCTGGCTGCCGTCTGTGCGCACCGGCACGGCGTAGACGACCCAGCCGCCGGGTGCGTAGGGCTTGCTCTCGCTGGTGCGTGCCACATACTGCAGAATGCGCCGCTCGGTGTCGGTCATCGCCGCTCCTCCAGATACCCGGCCACACCTGACAAGGCCAGCACCAGCGCCGGGTACTGCCAGCCGCTGGGCCAGAAGCGCGTTAGTAGCACCGCGCCCAGCGCGACCCATACCGAGGTGCACCATGAGCACAGGCACATCTGCCATAGCCAGTAGCGCAGCCCTGCGCCGGGGCGCGTCAGCATCACGCCCGTCATGTCCTTGATCTGCCACGGCCGGCCCAGCCGCTTGCGCAGGCCCTCGGTCGCGCCGTCGCGCGTTACCAGCACCGTGAGCCGGTAGACCGCTAGGGCGTCCACGATGAGCCACCACCAGGCGTGGGTCATGGCGTCTCCAGTTCCGCTAGGTCGATGGTGGCCGGCTTGGGTTCTTCTCCTTCTCCCGGCGGTAGCGGCGTAGGCACTTTGATCCAGAAGGAGCGCACAGCCTCTCCATCCAGTTGCAGCGTGATCTCGTAGGCGGTGCCAACGGGTTCCGTGCCGGGGTCCTCGTTCGCCACCAGGATGAATGGGTCGCCGCGCATGTTCACGAGTTCGCCTTCGGCGTTTAGCTGGCCCCGCAGCGGCGTAGTGTCGACCTCCTCGGTGCCGTTGACGATCGGCTCTGAGAGCGTGGCGATCAGGTAGCCGCCGGCATACGTGCCGTCGGCCTTGCGGAAGCTGGCCGTGAGGATGACCGGGGTGAGCATCAGCTCCTCATCCGCCGCCTGCCGTTACTGCCGCGGTAGCCCCGCAGCAGCCTACGTTCGTCGCGGCGCCAGCCCCACTCATCCCACCGCTTGCCCATGCGCCGCCTACCACGCCGCAGCGAGCTGCGCGCCTCGGCAACGAGGACGCGCATGAAGGCTCGCCGCGACATACCCTCATCTGCCGAGTAGCTGCGGGTAGACGATGTGCTCTGCGTGTTCGCACAGCCCCGGCAGTTCGTCGGGCAGGCCGGCACGGTAGCCCAGGCCCTGCAGGTGGCGGTGCACCCGCCCGGCGGCACGCACGCAGTCGGGGCAGGCCTCGAACCGCGTACCGTGCACCTCTTGGTGGATGGCCGTGGCCAGGGCCATGATCAGCGTGTCGCTCATCCCGTCCACCTCTGCTTGGGCGGATCTCCCGGCTGAGGTTCACCGGCGTCGTACAGCGCCGAGGCCAACGCAAGCAGGGCGCCCGATAGAGCCCACAGGGCGCTGCCCGTATAGGCAAACGCACCGAGAGAGAAGCCGACCGCCAGCGTTAGCACAGCATATATGCCGTGCCTCCACCTCATCCCGTCCACCCAACCGGCGGCGCCAGGGCCAGCAGCGGCGACCCGCAGCCGCAGCCGTAGCCACGGCTCAGGTGCACCGTGCCCTCGGACGTCTCCACCTCGAGGCTGCCGCCCAGCGTGCCGCGCCGGGCTTCGACGCTGAAGGGCTCGGCCAGCAGCATCTCGTGCATCTTGCTAGGGCCGTCGCGCTGCCACACGATCAGCCGGTGGCTCGTCACGAACGCACGCGCGTCCTTGACGAACCGGCCATCAGGAAACAGCACCTCCGCCGGGTGCACGTCTCGTCGTAGTAGCTCGCCCTGCACCTGCCCTCCCTTCCGCCGGCCTTATCGCGCCGGCACGCGGGGCCGGGGCTATTGCAGGATGAAGCAGATGACGTTCGCGACCGCCGCGAAGGCTTCCGATTCGCCTAGTTTCGCGTCGGCTTTGCCTTTCAGGGCTTTGCTTGCTTTGCCGCCAAGGCCCATCACCGAGGCAGCCGACACGGCCGCCCACGACGCCTGGGCTTCCGCCGAGAGCGTCCAGCCGATGCCCGTGGGCATGGTTTCTGTTTCGGAGCCGAACTGGGCGTAGATGTAGCCGTTGGGCGCCATCGCGCTGGTGATCGTGACCGCGCTTTCCAGCGTGAACGGCAGCGTGGTTTCTTTTTTCGCCGTTTCCACGAGGTTGGCTTCTTTAGACTGCGCGAGCAGCGCGCCGTCTTTTTTGCCGGCGTAGAGGGCGCAGTACGCCTTTTCCACTTTTTTGCCGGACGTTTTCCCGAACGGGAGCAGGATCTTGGAGAAGACGTCACCGATCTGCACCGGGATCGCGCTCGTGGTGCCTTTTTCCGTTGCCACCATCGCCTCGTCGAGGATGGGCACGCCCAGCCAGTCGGCGTTGCTGCGTGCGGCCGAGCCTTCGTTTTCTGCCTGCCTGAGGTTCCCAAGGCCACTAACCGACGGCGGGCCGTTTAGGAGCGCCAGCAGCCGCTCTGCGTTGTCTTTCGTGCCTGACATTATCCGCTCCTGTGCTTGCGTGTACCGCCCGCTGGTCCCCAGCGCCGGCCTTCATCATCGGTTGCCTGTGGTCTGGCGCGTTCCTGCCGCGTGTGCTCCATGACCCGTCTGTGCAGCTTGCGCAGATGGTCGGGCAGCCCGTGCGTTACGGGCGGCTCTTTGGCCAGCTGGCGCAGTTGGTCTAGGTGGTCGCTCACCACCGACCCCGCTGAGCTTTCACACCAGGAATCCTACCTTGCGCCACAAGCACTTGGCCGGGGCCACCTGCCAGCATTAGGTCAGTTATAGCCCAAACGAGCGCGTCTAGCCTGTCTGGGCTGTCCTCTCCCTCGCCCGGCACCCACTGGCAGCACTGGTCCTCCAAGTGCGGGAAGGCGCCCACGTGGTGCACCTTGCCCTGTTCATAGAGGGCGGCTACAGGCTCGGCTCTGATGGCCTTGCCGCGGCTGGCGTGTATCGACTTGTAGGCCATGCCGGTCTCTGTCGTCTTCAGCACCACGCCCACCATCTCGCCGCCGTTGTTGACCTCGGCTACCACACGATCGGCGCTGAACTCCTCGTAGGCGGCGTGCACGCGCCTAGCCCACTGGTCGGGCGGTAGGTGGCACGTGCGGTCGGCCAGCACGTAGCCGTGGCCGTCTGCTCCCAGGCCGGCTATCACGATGCCCGTGTCATCTGCGTCCTCTCCGCTTGTAGCCGCCGGGTCTATGGCCACCACCACACGCACCAGCGTGGGCGGCGTGTCTGCCCGATCGTCGAACAGCTCGCGCCTCCACAGGGCACCGAGGGCATCGTCTAGCAGTTCGCCGGCAAGTTCCTGGCGGCCCAGCCGCGTGCCTTCGTAGCGCGCCCGCATCCGCTCCACCCACTCGCTGGGGTTGTGCGGGTTGTCGAACAGCGTGGCGTGCGTGCGCACCACGTCGGGCATCTTGCGGATCGCCCGGTAGTCGCCCGTGCCGCGCGGCGTGGTCGACGCGATGCTGTGCGGGTGCTCTCCCAGGCGCAAGCCGAGTGCCGCCTGGTCCCACGCCTTTGCCAGCTGCGTGTTGGCCGCCATCTCCTCCCACCAGTCGATGTGCCGGTTCCCGCCGGCCTTGAAGCGGTCTATATCGCGGGGGAACGGCGTGCCGAACACCAACGCCTCGCTGCCGTTGGGCCACACGACCTTGGCACCACCCGGCGAGCTGGGCAGCCAGCGTATGTCGGGATCCATGGCCAGCAGGCCGCTAGGCCCCTCGATGCACGCTTCAACGGCATCGCCGAAGGTAGGCGCCACGATGCGACCCCTATGGCCGGCGTTGGCCCGCATGTACCTGGCGAAGTACCGCGCGCACGCCTCCGTCTTGCCGCACCCACGGCCGCCCTCGAGCAGCCAAAGATGCCAGGGCTGGGCCGGCGGGATCTGATGCGGCTCTAGCCGTGCCCTGCCCGCGGGCTGCCAGTTGGCCTCAACCTGCCGGCGTAGGTGCTGGTAGCGCTCTAGCTTCTGCGGCGGGATCGCCGGGTCCAGCTCCACCGTTCTGCTGGTCAAGCTGCGCCTCCAGTCTGCGGATCTCTCGGTCTATCTCGCTCTCTGTGATGATCGTCAGCTCGCCGGCCTGCTTGGGCCTGCCATAGCCGCGGTCCAGCAGTTCGCGGTATGCCGCCAGCCGTGTGGTGTAGTCGGGCACCTCCATGGCCGGGCTGTCGCCGCCGCTGTAGACCCACTTGGTGGCCGTGGTCATCTCCCACAGGCCGGCAAAGATCGCGTCTGCGCGCTCCTCTATCTGCGCCAGGATCACATCCACGACACGCGGCTTACGTGGCCGGCCGCCCTTGGACCCGTTCTCGCTACCGCCAAAGCCGTGGCTAGCCCGCGTTTCCTCGTCGGTATGCGCCAGGCAGTAGTCGCTGTTCTTGAGTGGGGTTGCCCTACACGGATGGCCAGCCTTGGTGCTGTGCTTACATACGCGCTTCTGCGTGGCCGTGGCCATGCACTACAGGCTAGCGCGCCTCGCTAAGCCAACAGCCAGCGCCAGGTCATCGGTCTCCCCAGACGCCTGTCCAGTCGGTCAGGAAGTGCCATAGCCGCCGGAACCATTCTCTCACGATCCCAGCCCCCGAATCCAGATCTCCCAGGCCACCGCGAACGCGAGGCCGCACACCACGAACACCGCCAGCCATCGTGTCTCGCTATCCATGCGCCCACGCCCTCCCGTGCATCGTGCCCGGCCGGGCCGAATAGCCCCGCCACACGTAGGCGCAATGATGCCAGGCGAGGGCGAGCAGGCAGACGAGCGTCATCCCGACCGTGGCCTCCGAGACTTCCGTGATCGCGCAGTAGAGCATCCAGGAGTTCTCGGCGTGGACCGCCTCGTGTTTGGTCATCGCCCTGTCTCTCGGGCGAGAGCGGCACGGCCAGCGTCGGTAAGGACGACGTGATACAGGTCGGCCGCACCCATCGTCTGCGCTCCCACACAAGCCAGCCGGGCATCCACGAGGCGCTGCACCACGTCGGATCGCACCGAAGGCGGGAACGTCAGCGAGCGAAACCGAAATCCGCTAATCGACCATTGGACGCGCCCGGCCTCAATCTCCCTCAACGTCCGTCTCTGCGGCTCAGACAAGTCAGGCATCGGGGTCCTCTGTCTCTCGGGCGGCGGCACGGAGGGCGGCGCGCAGGGTATCCCGAAGGGAGCCAGCGCCCGATGATGACCGCTCGCTGTTGCAAGCGTCAATGTAGGCTTTCGCCGCCGCCTCGATCGTCGCCTCGGTCGGCTCTCGTAGCCGTTGCTCGCGGGACTCGGCCCGGTAGAAGTCGCGGGCGGCTAGCCACATCGTCTGTCCCGCATCGTGAGCGCGGCTGGTGTTCGACGTCGAGAACTCTGGCCCCGACCCTACCCACCGCAGCCACGCCGCCTGCATCGCCTCTCTGTCTGGCTCATCCGTCGGGGTCGGGCCAAGACGCTCAAGCGCACGAGCATCCTCGATGACTTCCCCCATTGAACGCCCGCCATGCTCCCCGTCGTGGCCCGCTTCGCGTTCGCATTTCCCGCCAGCGCCGCGAGCGGTCGGCGCATCGCATCTCACCCTCATTGCTCTCCTGTCTCCACCTTCGGCACCCACACCGACCAGCGATGACAGCCCGCGCAACGCATCTGCTTATGCGTCTTGCCCATTCGCTCGGCCCACTCATGCCATGCGAGATAGCCGTCCGGCGATGGCGTGTGCTGCTCGCGCAGCGGACAGTCCTCCGGCTCCAATAGCAGCCAGCCGCCCTTCGGCGCTCGCGTGATCGTCTGGACCTCAGCCATCCCGCTCTCCTGCCTCCAAGGCAACAGACCGCGCTTGGATCTCGGCCATCAGGAAGTAGCCGATGTGCTCCGTGTAGGCGGGGGGGATAGCCTCCCTAAGCTCGTTGGGGGTCATCCAGTCGATGCCCATGGCGGGTCCCCAGGTCTTGTGGTCGCCGGCGTTGCCGTAGACCTGCACGACCTTCGCCAGCACCTTCTCGCCGCCCGGTCGCCAGCTCGTCCAGTAGCGGCGCTCGCGCTGCAGATGGTGCGCGCAGGGCGACACCATGATCGGCACGTTGCTCTCGAACAAACGGTGCCGCTGCACAGCCAGCCCGAAGCTCGAGCCGCAGAGCCGCACCGGGTTCCTCAACGGTGCGCCTACGATGTTCTCGATCACGTAGGGCAACCCGGCGGCAAGGATGGCCTGTCTCGTAGGTTCAATCAGATCGACATGGGAGTCCATGCGGCCAAGGCCCCTGTTCACGCTCCGCAGCCCGCGCAGGTGGGCCTGGCACGGCGGGCTAGCGTGGATCGCGTCGATGCGGCCCTCGGCTACGAACGTCATCGCGTCCGCCTGGATGAACTCGAACGGGTAGTTCGGCTGGGGCTCGATATCCACACCCACAACCTCGAAGCCCGCACCGTGATAGCCGACCGCTGCACCGCCGGCGCCACAGAAAAGGTCCAGCAGCCTCGGCCTCGCCTCTCTCTCTGTTGCCGTCATCTCATCCATCGGACGGCCCCCCACGAGTCCTTTCGACCATCGCCCCGAACTCCCGCATCCAAGAGCTAGCCGGGCCGGGGTAGCCGTCGCACAACGGTCCCGTCCAGCCGTGGTACGGCGCACCGGACGTCAGAAGGTGCGCGTCATAAGCCTCC